GTTCAGCAGGACCAGTAACATTAGGAGTAGTTAACGCATAATGGCATATACTTTAGACAATTTAAGAACTGATATTAGAAACTACACAGAGGTTAGTAGTAATGTTTTATCCGACACTGTGTTGGAAAGAATAATTAAAAATGCAGAATTAAAAATTCACAGAGCGATAGATACAGATCAGAGTGTATTTTATGCAACATCAAACCTTATTATCAATAATAGATACGTAACCATACCATCAGATCTAAGATTTATAAGATACGTTCAATTAAAGGATGCTGCTGGTAATCAGCATTATCTAGAGCAAAGAGATACTAATTTTATGGCAGAGTATTATACCACACCTAGCACAAACTCTGTAGATATACCTAAATATTACGCTAATTGGGATGAGGAGTTTTGGGTTGTAGCCCCGACACCAGACAAAACCTACGAGATCACATTAGCTTATGATAAAGAGCCATCAACAATTACTACGGATACAGGAGGCACTTATCTATCTAACAAATATTCAGACTTGCTTTTATACGCATGTTTAGTAAATGCATATGGGTACTTGAAAGGCCCGACAGATATGTTACAATACTATCAGGGCGAATATGCACAAGCTCTAGAAACGTACGCTCTCGAGCAAATCGGGAACAGACGCAGAGACGAATATGAAGATGGTCAGGTTCGTGCTCAACTCAATGTTAAACCACCATCAAGTTATGGAAATAAATAGGAGAAAATAAAAAATGGCAAACGTAGTACCCTTTTCATTCGCACAAGAGTTGTTAAAAGGAACTCATAACTTCACAGCTAACACTATCAAACTAGCTTTGTACACTGCTGGATCAGGAGCTCCTTACTCAACTTCAAGCACCGTTTATGATGCAGCTGTAGCTAATGAAGTTAGTGGAGCTGGATATACGACTGGTGGAAATACTCTATCAAGTCCTGTTGTTGCAAATCAAACTAATGTTGCAACTCTGACTTTTGCACAAACGCAGTTTACATCTGCAACTTTTGGTGCAGCTTATGCAGTTATATACAACAGTTCATCGTCTAATAAATTGGTAGTTGTTTTAGATTTTGGTGGAACAAAATCTTGTTCAAACGGAACATTTACAATCACGTTCCCAAGCACAAGTTCAGGTACACCGGCTGGAACAGATTCGCTTATTAGTATAACGTCGTAATGGGAGAATTAAATGGCTTTGGTTATAAATGACAGAGTAAAAGAAAATAGTACAACATCTGGTACAGGTAATATCACGCTCGCGGGTATTGCATCTGGACAAGGTAATGTAACTTTTTCAAGTGGTGTTGGAGTTGGTAACACTACTTATTATTGTATATTTGAACAAGGCACAAACACGTTTGAGATTGGAGTTGGCACTTTATCAGGTTCAACTACTTTGGAGAGAACAACAGTTATAAATAACTCTTCAGGTAACACATCTAAAATAAATTTTACAGGCGGAACTTTAGATGTATTTGTAACAATGCCTGCAGATAAAACGGTTTATCTCGATGCGTCGGGCACACCAGTAGGAGCAGCTTCAGCAGGATTTGCACTTGCTATGGCTGTTGCGTTATAAAGGAATAAATTATGGCACAAAATTTTAGAAACAATTTACAAAGAAACGTCGGAACAGGAGAAGTTACTTTAATAACTGGTGGAGACTTTGATGCGATTATCGGAATAAGATGCTGCAACGTTCTTACCTCTACTATTGAAGTAGATGTGTTTATTGAGAATAGTAGTAATGACCACTTTCTCGCAAAAGGCGTGGTTATACCACCAAATTCTGCAGTTGAATTAATTCAAGGTGGGGCAAAAATTGTTTTAAAAAATGGTGATGTATTAAAAGCTAAAAGTAATACTGCTTCTAGTTTAGATATTGTCACTTCATTTATAGACGATATTAGTTCGTAAGGAGGAAATATGACGGCAATAGTAAACGGTGTTCAATACATTGGAGGTCAAACATCTCCAGATGAATTTATAAAAAATCAAGCGTCAACGATTGACGGAACTCAAACAATAGACAGTGCAGTTCTTGCAGGACCTATTACTGTTCCTGCAACTATAACAGTAACGGGGACTTTAGTAATAGTGTAATGTCAAAGATAGAAGTAAATAAAATAGGACCACAATGCGGAACCACTTTGACAGTAGGTTGTGGTGCAGGTCAAACAGTAACTGTAGATGCAAACACAGTAACTATAGGTAGATGTGGTGGAACTGTAGCTTTAGCTAGTGGTGCTAGTCAGACAGGTTTTGGTAGAACAGGAACAGTAGACTGGCAAACTAGTAGTATTAAAACAACTACATTTACAGCTGCAAATGGCGAAGGTTATTTTGTTGATACATCATCAGGTTCAGTAACAGTTAATTTACCAGCAGGAACTGCTGGAGCAATAGTTGCTGTAGCAGATTATGCAAATACTGCAGATACAAATAAAATTACGATATCACCAAATGGTTCTAATAAAATTCAAGGTGTGGCAAGAGATTTTGAAATTACTGTAGAAGGAGGATCTGTTACTTTAGTTTTTGTGGATAGTGTTCAAGGATGGCGACCCACAGATGCATCAACTGCAGCAGCAATAACAGAAAATGATGTTTTTATATCAGCAACGGGTGGTACGGTTACAACCTCTGGAGATTTTAAAATTCATTCATTTACAGGTCCTGGTACTTTTTGTATTTCAGCAGGTGCAGGGCCAGTAGCAAATGTAGATTATGTAGTAGTAGCTGGAGGAGGTGGTGCTGGTGGCTCTACTAACCCTGGTGGTGGCGGTGGTGGAGGTGGTGCTGGTGGTTATAGAGAATCGCATTGTTCCTCAATATCTGGATCTTATACTGCGAGTCCTTTAGCAACACCTTCGTCTTTGCCAGTTTCACCAGGAGCAATACCTGTTACTGTAGGTGCAGGTGGAGCAGGAGGTCCTCCTAACGTAGGTGCTTCTTTTGGTAATGATTCTATATTTTCAACAATAACAGCTTTTAGAGGTGGCTATGGTGGTATGAACGGTCCAGGTTTTCCATCTCCTTATCAACCTCAACCTTGGCAACCTGCTGGAAGAGGTAGATTACAAGGTGGTTTAGGTGGTTCAGGTGGTGGAGCAGCAATTTTTAGTGGTCAAGGAAGTGCTTGTGGTAATACACCACCAGTAAGTCCTCCTCAAGGAAATCCAGGTGGTGATGGGGGTGGTGCACCACAATATACTGGTGGCGGTGGTGGTGGAGCTACAGCAGCAGGAGTAGGTGCACCAGGTTCACAAGGTGGAAATGGTGGGGCAGGTGCAACATCTTCAATTACTGGATCACCGGTAACAAGAGCTGGAGGTGGTGGTGGAGCTGCTATGAGTGGCACAGATGGAAGTGGTGGATCAGGAGGCGGAGGAAACGCAACTTCTCCTGGTGGCACAGGAAGTGCAGGATCAGCTAACACTGGTGGTGGAGGAGGTGCTGCTGGATCAGCAACGTGTGCTACAGGTGGAGCAGGGGGTTCAGGAATAGTAATAATAAGGTATAAATTTCAATAATTATGACAAGTAAAATAAAAGTAGATAATATAAACAAAGTTTCAGATGATTCAAACATCATCAAAAAATGTGGAACAACCACTACGATAGGATCAGGGGCAAGTAATCCCATTGTTGTAGATGGTTCTTCAGTTACGCTTGGTAGATCTGGAGGAACAGTTTCATTAGCATCAGGTGCAAGTCAGACAGGTTTTGGTCGTACAGGAACTGTAGATTGGCAAACAGGATCTATTAAGACAACAACTTTTACAGCAGCGAGTGGAGAGGGATATTTTGTAGATACTAATGGCGGAGCTGTGACTGCTAATTTACCAGCAGGTTCTGCTGGCGCCATTGTTTCATTTCAAGATTACAGAAATACATTTGACACAGCTCCTTTAACAATAGATCCTAATGGTTCAGAAAAAATTAATGGTGGTGATGGAGGAGGAATAATACAATTAAATAGTGAAGGTGAAGGTGCGACGTTAGTTTATATAGATTCAACAATTGGTTGGAGATCAATTCATCAATCTGTTTTTTCTGATGTGAGTGATAATTCTGCATATGTAACGGCATCAGGTGGAACAGAATCAACTTGTGGTGATTTTAAAATTCATAAATTTACAGGACCAGGAACATTTGCAGTAACTTGTGCAGGTAATGCATGTGGATCAAACGTTGTAGATTATCTGGTAGTTGCTGGTGGTGGTGGTGGAGCCGGAGGTGGTGTTTACGCATACCCTAGAGGTGCGGGTGCAGGTGGTGGAGGTGGTGTAAGATTATCTGCAACGACATATACAAATTCAGGACCAAGCGCCCCTAGAAGTTCAGGTGTTCCAGGATTATCTGTTCCAGTAGCATCTTATCCAATTGTAGTCGGTGCTGGTGGGGCAGCAGGAGTAGGTGGACCTGGTGCTGGTGATGGAGGAACCGGAGGTGTTTCAACTTTTTCTACAATAACATCTGCTGGTGGTGCTAAAGGTGCAGGACACGATCATTCATATCAAGGACAAGCAGGAGGATCTGGAGGAAGTGGTGCAAATGCATCCACTGGAGGAGCTGGAAATACACCTCCAGTAAGTCCACCTCAAGGAGAACCTGGAGGTAATGGTGGTCCAAGTTCTGGAAACTTTGCTGGTGGAGGCGGTGGAGGTTTTATGGCCGCTGGATCAGTAGGTAATTCAGGAGGACAGGCAGGGCCTGGAGGTGCTGGAGGTGGTTACCCAAGTGCAATGGGAACCGACGGACAACCTTCTGGTGGTCAATATTATGTATCCGGCGGTGGTGGTGGAGGTAACGGTTATGGTGGACCTGGTGGATCGGGTGGTTTAGGTGGTGGTGGATCTGGTGCAAGTCATCCAAGCAATGGAGGAAATGCAAGTCATCATGGTGGTGGTGGCGGTGGATCTGGTTCTGGTGGAGGAACTCCAGGGGCTACTACTGGAGGCACTGGTTCAGGTGGGTTGGTAATTATAAGGTATAAATTTCAAAATTAGGTAAATTATGAGTGAAATAAAAGTAAATAAAATTAGTCCAAGAGCAGCATGTGGCACAGTCACATTAGGGGATAGTGGAGATACATTTACTATTCCAGCTGGTGCAACAATTACGAACAATGGAACGCAGACAGGTTTTGGTAGAACAGGAACAGTTGATTGGGACACAACTCCAAAGACAGGAACTTTTACTGCTGTGTCTGGAGATGGATTTTTTTGTAATACAACATCGGGCGGTTTTACAGCTAACTTACCAGCAGGTGTTGCTGGAGCAATAGTTTCTTTTGCAGATTATGCAGGAACTTGGCAAACAGGTAATTTAACTGTTTCACCAAATGGAACAGATAAAATTGGTGGAGTAAACGCAGATATAGTTTTAAATACTGAAGGTCAATCAGTAACTTTTGTATTTGCAGATTCAACACAAGGTTGGATTAATGTTCAAGATTCAACTTCAAATGAAAGAGCTAATGCTTTTTTAACAGCAACTGGAGGAACAATAACTACCTGTGGTAATGACAAAATTCATACATTTACCGGACCTGGGACTTTTGCAGTGTCCGCAGTTGCACCTTGTGCAGCAAATAATTTAGTTTCTTATATGGTTGTTGCAGGCGGTGGTGGAACTGAAGGTGACTATAGTGGAGGTGGTGGAGCTGGTGGTTACAGAGAAGTAAAATCTCCGGTTACTCCATACACAGCTAGTCCTTTAGATGGTTATCCAAGTTCACCAAATAGAGTAACAGTCACAGCTACAAGTTTTCCAATTACAGTTGGTGCAGGTGGAGCTGGATCTTGTAGTGCTCCTGATAGAACAGGTAATCCAGGATCAACTTCAACTTTTTCAACAATAACTTCAGCAGGTGGTGGAGGAGCAGGAGTTCAAAATCCTTCTACTACTCCTAATAACAGTAATGGTAGAACGGGTGGATCGGGCGGTGGTGGAGCATCCCCATCAGGTTCTGGTGGAGCTGGTAATACACCTCCTACAACTCCTGCTCAAGGACAAAATGGTGGTTCTGGTATTCATTCTGGATCTTATTCTACTTCTGCTGGTGGCGGAGGCGGAGCTGGTGGTACTGGAGCAAATGGTGTCGCTAGTAATCCAGGCGGAGCTGGTGGAGCTGGAGTAACTTCAAGTATTAATGGAACACCCACAGCAAGAGCTGGTGGCGGTGGCGGATCTGCAGAAGCTGGTGGTGGAGCCGGTGGCACTGGTGGCGGTGGCGGTGGTGGAGCGAGTAGAGGTGGACCCTCTCCTGTCTCTCCTACACCTGCAACAGCTGGAACTGTTAATACTGGTGGTGGCGGTGGTGGTGCAGCTAATACTACTGGAGTATCAGGTGGCTCTGGTATAGTAATAATAAGGTACAAATTTCAGTAGTTGAATGGTAATTAAAATTAATATATAAGGAGAAACATTATGGCACATTTTGCAAAACTAGGAGTAAACGGAAAAGTTATCTCTGTTCTTACAATGGACAATGATAAGATGTTAAATGCTGATGGTGTTGAAGATGAAACAGTAGGTCAACAATATCTAGAAACACACAACAATTGGCCTGCACAGATGTGGATTCAAACATCTTATAATACTGTTAGCAATACACACAATTCTGGTGATAACTCAAAAGCATTTAGAGGAAATTACGCAGGTATAGGTTATATTTGGGACGAGGATAACAATATGTTTTTTCCACCAAAACCATATCCATCTTGGGTAAAAAATACTACAAATGCAAATTGGAAATCACCAATAGGTGATGCTCCTGCATTAACTGCAGAGCAACAATCACAAAATGAAGCTGACACTCACGGCTGGTATTACGTGTGGAATGAAGAAAATCAATCCTGGGACTTGACAGACGCAAACGCATAAATTAAAAAAGGTGGTGGTATGCAAAAGAAAGTATTAAGCGAACAAGCATTATATTACGGTGATGTGGCGATGCCCAAAGATTGGGACATTGACCGAGATAAATTATCAGGCGACATTTTACAATCAGTCATTCAAAATAAAGATTTTCCATTCTCACGAACATTCGATATGTTGAGCACTTATATGAGAGATCATATACATTTAGAATATGGATTTACTTTAATTAATAAAGATACTTTTGGTAATATCTATAAACCAGGAGAAACATCAAAACCTCTTAAAAATGTTGATCCAGTAGATCTACGTAATTCTCCAGATTATACATTACTTTATGGTGTTAAAGTCAAAGACTGTATGGTTAGAATATATTATGAAGATAACAGACGAAAGGGTAGATCTTGGGACATAACATTAGAAAATAATATGTTTGTTATGTTTCCATCAACCAATATGTATTATCTAACCAATAATCAAAAAGATAGTTTAAATTTTGTACAGACAATAACATATGAATATATCTAATCACTACTGGTATTTTAGTGGTGTTCTTACACCTAGATTCTGTGATGATGTTATAGCCTATGCTAACGAACAAAAAGAAGTCATGGCTAGAACTGGTGGATATGGTGATAGAGAATTAAAAGAGGATGAGGTTAAAAACATGCAGCGTAAAAGAAAATCTGATCTGGTATGGCTCAATGATACCTGGATATACAAAGAATTACATCCATATGTTCATGAAGCAAATAAAAAAGCTGGTTGGAATTTTGATTGGGAGAGAAGTGAATCCTGTCAGTTTACAAAATATAAATTAAATCAATATTACGACTGGCACTGTGATAGTTGGGATAAACCTTATGATAGACCAAATACACCAGATCATGGTAGGATTAGAAAACTATCAATGACTTGTCAGTTGACAGATGGATCAGAATACAAAGGTGGAGAATTAGAATTTGATTTTAGAAACTATGATCCACATATGCGAGATGAATCGAAACATAGAATACAATGCAAAGAGATATTACCAAAAGGCTCTATCATTGTATTTCCTAGTTTTGTTTGGCATAGGGTTAAACCAGTAACCTCTGGTACAAGATACAGCCTTGTTGTTTGGCATTTAGGAAAACCATTTAGATGATACACATGTTTATGAATAAACCACATCAAAATATTTTTAATCAAAACTATAAGTATTTTATTTTTGAAAATAATTATTCAACACAAGTAAAACCTAAAAAACTTGCTAGTTTTATTTTAAAAAAAGAAAAAAATATAATTAATAAAACAAAAGAAGAGTATATGAAATTTATAGAAAATAATCCTACATGGATAGACGGTGCTACTGGTTTGGGTAATAATAGTTTAACATCAAGAAGTCCTTTGTATAATTTAGTAGAGTTTAAAGAAACAGGTTATTTAAAAAAAATAATTAAAAACGCACACATGGATTTTATGAAAGAATTAAATTTAACATTTGAGGATAGTTTATACATACAGTGTTGGGCCAACGTAATGAGAAAAGGTGAAAAAATAAAAAAACACTCTCATTCTATAAATAATTATGATTATTTGAGTGGACATATTTGCATACAAACTACAGATACAAATACATATTATTTAGAACCATATCATAAAGAAAGATTTATTCTTAAAAATAACCCTGGCAGTATAACTTTGTTTCCTAGTTGGGTAGAACATTTTACAGATAAAGTATTAGATGATAAGGAGAGAATAACAATTGCTTTTGATTTAAGAGATTCACAATCAATTAAAGACATATACCCTAACATGAGAAAACACTGGAGTAAAATATAATGTTTATAAATAGTTATTTTCCAACTGTAATTTGGAGTGAGGAAAAACCAGAATTTATCAAATCATTAAATAAAGCAAGTAATAAATATATTGCTGATGCTCGTAAAAGAGAAAAAGAGCATATAAAAAAATGGGGTGACTTTGGAAGATCATATCACTCAACAGCACTTACAGCTGACAATGATTTTTTAGATTTTAGAAATTACGTTGGTCAAAAATCCTGGGAGTATTTAGATCATCAAGGATATGACATGACACAATATACAACTATGTTTTCTGAATTATGGGTACAAGAGTTTGCTAAAAAAGGTGGTGGGCATCATTCAGCACATATACATTGGAATCAACATGTATCAGGTTTTTATTTTTTAAAATGTAGTGATAAAACTTCTTATCCTGTATTTCATGAACCAAAGACTGGTGCAAGATGTACAAAATTAAAAATGAAACCAGACATAAAAGGTGTATGGACCGGTCACGAACAATTTCATATGAAACCAAAACCTGGAACATTAATCATATTTCCAGGTTATCTAGAACACGAGTATTCAGTAGATTTTGGTATTGAACCATTTAGATTTATACATTGGAATATACAAGCAGTGCCGAAAGGAATGGCAAAAGATGTTTAAAAAGAAAAAGTATACAGTTATTAAACAAGCAATATCAAAAGATCTTGCAATATTTATTGCTAATTATTTTAGAATGCAGAAACAGGTTTATGATACTTGCAAAGCTGCTAGATACTTTTCACCTTTTGAAAATATATTAGGCTATTATGAAGATCCTGTTGATGGACAAATACCAAATACATATTCTGCCTATGGTAATATTGCTATGGAAACTTTATTACTTAAATGTCAACCAGGTATGGAAAAGGCAACAGGTTTAAAATTATATCCTGCATATACTTACGCAAGAATATATAAAAAAGGTGATGAACTAAAAAGACATAAAGATCGATTCTCTTGTGAGATATCTACGACCATGAATCTTGGTGGTGATGATTGGCCGATATATCTAGAGCCATCTGGAGAGGTAGGTAAAAAAGGTGTCAAAGTAGATTTAAAACCAGGGGATATGCTGGTTTATTCTGGCTGTGAGCTAGAACATTGGAGAGAGAAATTTAAAGGCAAAGAATGCGTACAGGTTTTTCTGCATTATAACAATCGTAAGACACCTGGAGCTAAAGATAATATGTTTGACAAACGTCCACATTTAGGTCTTCCTTCCTGGTTCAAACGATGATATAATCCTTAGATGGAGGCAGGGCACCACCACATACCCCCTGTCTCCTTTTAAGGAATTTTATGAGTTTAGGATTTGACGCAATATCAACATTACCATTTGCTACATCAACAAATATTGGTGATGTAGCCGTAATTGTAACAGGTAACAGTCTATCCATAAATATCGGTAGTGCAGGTGTTATTGCGGATGCAGTTACTGAAGAAGCTGATCCAAATAGAATTACATTAGGCACAGGTACTTTAACTATCACAGCTGACGCTAATCACACGGTTACAGGAAGTGCAGTATCTTTAGGTTTAGGTGCGTTTACAATAAACATAGATGCCAACGCGACTCCTTCTGGAAACTCGTTGACCTTAGCTACAGGAAATGTTACAATAGCAACCACAACAAATGTAAATGTTTCTGGTAATGCTTTATCATTAGATACAGTAGAACCAGGAGTTATCACGTGGAACGATATAATACCAGGAGCAACAATGGTTTGGACACCAATAAAACCGTACTAATATGGCATCAACATTTTCATCAGATTTATCATTAGAACT